AATTGCTCGTAAGTCATTTACTTGCTCCATTTCATACGATAGGTGACGGCAAGCGTCTGCCCGTTTCCGATCACTGTCCCGGTCAACAAGGTTGCACCATACAGGTGCTCAAAAGCGTGTGCGCTGCCATCCCAATTCCGGCCCAGCAAATACTGCGACGCAACAACTGACGCGCCCGTATCGTTCTCCCAGGATGCAGACCCGGCCAGTATCCAGTCGGCGGGGTCGTCACTGGTGAACTCAAAAACGGGGGAAGACGCCAGAACAGCATCTTCGCCATCAAGATCAACAGCGATGCCCCCATTGTTGCCTGCTAGGCCGAGATAGCTTGTCTCGCCCGCCATTGCGCTTAGCAAATCACGCCCAAGCGCGGGATAGATACGGTTTGTGACTGATCCACACTCAACGACTTTGCCGTGCTTACTCAGTACCTTCCAGGAAACAATACCACGCACAGGGGTCATCGCAGTCCTTCCTCTCGCAAATCATCCAAGACGCCGCTATCTTCAACCACATCACTAATGGGCGGCGTAACGATGGCAACGGCTTCTTCTTGAATTGGGGTTCCGTAGATATTGCAGCGAACATTCTCCCCGATCGGCAATGCGATGGGGGAGGCAAGCACATAGAGATAGCCTTCTTCATTGAACATCGGGCGTATAGTGCGCACTCGCGTAATCTGTAAAATCTCCCCGCCATTCCGAACGGCAACGGTCGCGCCCCGTATGTCACCGAGCGCAGCCTTGAATGCCAGGCCAGAAGGCTCTGGAGCATAGCTGCCAAGATATTCAGCCCGATTCTCACTCCAGCCGTTCGACGCAGCCAGGTCGCCCGTTGCGTCGTCATCGATCTCGATTTCCGACTCAATGACGATAGAAAAATCGCAAAGCGTAGAGTCTGATACGGTTGCTGTCTCTATCTGCGTCAGGAGAACATCGGTAAGCTCATAGTCGTAAATGATCTCGCCGGACTCTTCAACAACCGACGCATCCTCAAAGATTGTATCGTTGACGTGCGCGTCGGCATCGTGCACCAGCAACTCGGTAAAAGAACAGGTAGAAACATACCCGCGTCGCTGGTTGATCCTGATCAAATCCGAAATACCCGCAATCTCTAAATGCTCCAGCGTCACCATCGGCGTAACAGTATCAGCGAGCACAGTGCCTTGCTCATACTGGAGCGATAAAGATTCGCTGAATGCGGGTCGTACCATTGAGCGGCCATACGTTTCGCTCAAAACAACTCTGGTTAAGGGTGCCAGGCGATAATTCCGACTGACAGTGTCATAGACACCCGCAGCCGACTCAATGTGCTCAAATACCTGCGTTTCGGGAAACGCAGACTCAATAACGACGATTTCGGCAGCAAAATCAAAAGCCGCCATTCGCTCCGCAAACAGATTGCCTGTAAGCGGGAGGATGATACCCGCATCGCCTTGAAGGTGACGGGGTTCAACCTCTGTGAAGGTCGGGGTTTTGACTTCTTGTTGCTGCTCAGCCATTATTCGCTATTGATCTCCACAACCAGCACCCACTTGAGGTTCCAGGTGCTATAGGCGGGAATGTCCGTGTCGAAACCGTCTTTGTAGATCAGCGTAATCTCTTGCGCTGAATGGGCATAGCTGATCTCGACAACGTCAATCTCTAAGGCGGAAGATGAGTCGTTGGTATGCGTCGACGCATACTGATAAACCGCTAGAGCTTGCGTGTCTGAATCCCAGGCTGAGTAATCGCTCACGTCACCGGGCCGGGCAACCATTGTGTCGTTTTCGATCTCGGTAAGGTGGTCGTCTTCATAAAGAATGATTTTGTTGGCCCCCAGCACACCAGTAGACGCCCAGGGATCATTATTCTGCGAAAACAAGCCCCACATATCATTCAAGGAGGCATTGGTAATGCTGCCAGGTGAAGAAAATTGCCACACCCATTGAATTTCCATCGTCTCGATGTTGGAGCCGATTGGATCGATCGGGGAAGGAAAGACGTAATACGCGAAGATTTTGTCAAAATCCATCGACGTATTTTCAAAAGCGTGATTGATGTGAGTGCGCTGACCCAGGGTGATCATCTTGATAGGCTCAAGATCGTCGTTGTCGTCCGTGAAGGTGTCAGAGGTGAAATCTACTGTTTTGCTCCAGGTGATCGCCCCGCCAGAAATCCCAACGGAAAATTGCGCGTGCGTTTCATCTTCATCGCCACGGTAATAGTTGTAACCCCCCACGGCTTCCTGGTAGCGACCCTGCGAAAGCTCATAAGCCCAAGCTTGCTTGTGCATCCCAAGCTCTTTTGGCGACCCATCGTGAAAAGGCGAAAAGTTGTGAAGCGGATACTGGCTCCAGCCGTTACGCCCCAGGGCTAACCAGCTTTGAATCCAGTCACGAAATCGCTTGGTGAGCGTGTTGTGATCTTCAATGGTGGTGATTGAGCCGTCTTTGTGGGTCAGGATGATCCTGACTGAGCCGTTTACGGCAACTCTCATTTGATTCATTAGACAACCCTCACAGTCCAGGCAATTTCGACTTCTTCATCATCACTCAAGGCCAACGACGCAAACTGACTTCCAGTTAGCTTGAAATAGTCGTCCACTCCGGGGAGGACGGCTAAAGAAAGCTGTCCAACGGTTACGATTGCGCCCGTTTCGTTCTTGTAGCTCCCGGTGAAAGTAACCTGCTGCGTCGTTCCGCTACTGTCAGAGCTAACCGACGTGGAAAGCGAAGAGTCCGAGCTTAGCGTTGCCCCGTTTGTCGCCTTGAAAAGCATCAGTGAAATCTCAGTCAGGGACGCGCCCACTACACCAGCAAGCGTATTCTTGAGTTGCTTTTTCAATTCGTGAGCGACTGAATTGCGCGCGCGCCGAACAATCTTGCCGTTGATACGCATCACAACATCATTTTCAAATCGAATGGCGGAGGCGTTACTCATTTTGTGGCTCCTAGCATTTGGAGTACGTCGGCAATCAGCGCGGGGTACTGCGACGCAGGCGCGTCGATTGTGACTGAGTCGCCGATTAAATTCAGGCTTGCGTCGGCCAGCGCCGGATTGCGCAGGTAGACCACATCTAGCTGCGTCGGCAGGTCATCAACGGCGGGGTAGTGAACCTCTAGCTTGCCGGAGAAGTACGCTGCATACGGAACGTCAGCCGTTAACGAATTCTGCAAAAGAGCGTCAAGCGCTCGCCGCGAGACAATCGCAATCCCCGACGGATTGTTTTCGTCAGCAACCGAAGTGACGCCCGAAACTTCATAGTCGAAACCATCTTTGAGAATCGCCACCACCGAGCCAGAGACTTGAACCTTTGACGTTGTCGGCACGGTCATAGTTTGCTCAACCAGATACAGGTCGGTATCGATCACGCGATTGGCCAAATTCGTGATCGCCACATTGATCAGGTGTGCCGCAAGCCCCGGATCGATGGGGTCCATCCCTGCCCGCTTGAGACGTTGCCGCACCTCTTCAATGGCCAGGTTGTAGGTGATATTAGAGAGTTTTGGGGCGGTCATCGTGGGCCTCCCAGAGCGGCAACCTCTGCCTGCCATTTTTGGAGCAATACCGCATATTGCTCAAATTCTTCGTCCTGGAGTTGCGCTTGCAGGATTAAATAGTCGGCCAGGAGCTTTTTCAAATCTCTCCCGATCGCCAACGTGCTGTTTATCGCAGTAATTGTTGCAGGAAACTTGACATATTGAAGCTGATAGCGCCAAACACCGCCAGCCGGAGCAGAGGGATTAAAATAAATGATGCCGCCATATTCGGCGGTGAGTAGGTGGTTGATGGTCAAATCGCGGTTGCCGTAGCCCGTGCGCAAGCTGTATTCGTCATAAGGCAGTCGTGTAAGCGGGATAACCTTACTGCTCTGCAAACGCCCCTGGACAAATCGCAGAAAATCCGACGGACCAGCCACGGAATCAGCCCCTTGCGCCAGATAGCCACCAGACGGCAGGTAGGCGGTTGCGACCAAATAAGGCAGTCGTGAGGGGTGAATCACCGACGCAATTTCAACCTGGCCGAGATCGGCCCAGCTAATTGCGTCGTCATCAGTTATAGAAATGCCACTAAGCGACTCAGCGGCAGCTTTCACATCTGACAATCTAAGGTCGCTCATACCAGCAAACCTCTTTCCTTATGATGGAAGCGGGAGGGGTACGGGAAGCGGCACAACAGCCCCGCCCCCTCCCAATAGGGTTGAAGGTTTACTAGCCCTGGTTCGTCCAGATCACGGCACTGGACTGGTTCGACCACACGCCATCACGCGCGGCATTTTCCCAGTCAGCACGCTTCGCGCCGAAGATGTGACCCAGGGAATACCCCTTGATATTCCCGTAATCATCTTCCTTGCGTCGCTCCTGGTAGACCCCACCGCCCTGTGCGAGAGCAACAGAGTGGGCACCCATCAGAATTGCACCGTGAACGTCAGCGTCAGCAATGGCATTCTCGTTCGTAATGTCCGAGAACACAATTGCCTTGCTGGTGACTGCCAGGTTGTCGAAGTCGGCGCGAGCACCTGTCCAGATTTTGTTGTGCTTGTGCACGACAAAACCGTTGTACTCACCCAGGGCACCGGAGAAAATGGGATTCTCTTTGCCCTTTTCGGCAACGTGGAGCATCGCATCCTGCCAGTCCTGGTCGGCACGCAGGGTCCGGGCCTGGGAGGGACTGACAATCACGATGTACTTGGGCTGGCCATCGACAATCACGGGATTGATGTTGTTTTCGGCAACATACTGACCGAGCCAGTCCAGCGTGCCCGCGTTGAAGGGGGTGGCGTCAGCAGCCATACTGTCCAGGTCGGCAGCAACGGGGTCGGTCGCCGTGGTCATATAGCTGTTGGGGTGAGCGCCAATGCCCGTGCTGCTTGTGGTGTAGATACCGGAACGCAGCAAGTGCGGGGAGCATCCCACGTAGAACGTGAAGAACATCGACGCATCGTGAAACAGGGCACCGAGATTGGACAGGGCGCGGGTCGCCTTGCTGCGCACCTGGAAGGGGGTACGCTGGTTGGTCATCCGGCCACGGACACCAACGGCGTGACGCCAGTTTTCAATCCGAACGTCGATATTGGAGAAAGCAATGCTCTCTTCATTCTCGATCAATTCATCATCGGCAACCTGGCCAGCATTCTCAATGCTGGAGCCGCCGCCAGTGAGTTGCTTCACCAGGGTCATTCTGATCTGGTCGCCGCCTTCCTTACCCAACTGCGTCTTGCGCATAATGGGCATCGCGGCCTTTTTCTGCTCGCTCAACGTGGCTTCGTTGCCAGTGTCGTCAGCAGTGAATCGCTTGAAATAGACGGAATCCATCACCTGTTCGTGGGTCAAGCTGTCCCACAGTTTCTTGGTGACGGCTGCGGAGGTCGCTACCTTCGTTCCGACGGCAGCATTATAGATGGACACGGTATAATTCTCCTACAGCGCTTAGCTGTATTTACGCAAGAATTCCATCCGGTCTTTTTTGCTCAGTTTGTCGAGCAGGCGGGGATTTTCAGCGATCTCCCAGGGAGTCGGCTGCTTGTCACCACGCGACGGATTATCCCGATCGCCGGGCATTCGATTCATTGAAGGCGACACGGGATTTTTGGATTCTTGCTTGTTATCGGGTTTCTGACTGGTATCACCGGAAGCATCATCATTACTTTTTCCGGCAGAATCGCCAAGCAGGACCGAAAGGTTGCCCTCTTCCTTGAGCATCATCACGTAAGCCGACTCCAGATCAGGAAGTGAGTGGTCTACCGCATACTGGTAAACCTTGCTCACGTCAGCATCGGGATAGTCACCACGAAACTTGTCGAGCATCTGCTCTGCCTTCTGTTTCGTGGAATTGCTCTGATCACGCTCTTTCAGGCGCTTTTCAACGATCTCAGCGGCACGCCGCTCGATCATTTCGTCAATCTGCTTGCGATTGAAGGGATCAAAAGAATCATTCTTCCCGGAGTCGCCATCGCCATCATCGCCATCCTGATTGGAGTCGCCTTGATCGCCATCATTGGGATTGGCCCGCTCTTTCAGGATTTGCGCAACGCGCGTGAATTCGCCCAGGAGGTTCTTGTAGCCCTTCTCCAGATCGTTGACCGAATCAAAGATTCCAGCGAGCTTGCCGTCGGAATCCTTGTTCTTGTCGTCGTTCTGGTCGTTGTTGGAGTCGTCGCCCGGTTCGCCGCCATCGTCGTCGCCCGTGTCGTCGGTCCCGCCATCCTGCGAGTTGCCGTCTGCGTCGCCGTCGGCTCCTGCTGAGTCATCCGAGTTATCGTTTGAGTCGTCGTCATCGGTTGCTGCGTCTGCGTCGTAGTCCTCTGCGTCGACTTCATTGGTGAGTCGTTCAAGCTCTTCGAGATCAATCGTCTCGGAAGAAAGCTGTGCGTTGCTGTCTTCGTTGACAATGGTGTCAGGTTTGGCCATTGTTTGTGCTTCCTATTTGCTGTTGTGGGGGTGTGGGATTATTGATTTGAGCGCTCAGTGATTTCACCAGAGCGGATACATCGCCAAGACTTGAAAGCTCGCGCAACTCAACACCCAATAGCTCGCGGGTAAGCTCTTCAATCAGAGCCTTTTGCTGCGTCACTTCATTGGTAAGCTGGTCTACCTGCGTCGCCATTGACTGCATTGTCTGAATGCGTTGCAGGATTTCGTGGCGATCGGGGAGATCAGAATGCTCCAGGACAGCCTGGCTATCGATGATTCCCCGGTCGTGATATTCGAGACGCATCTGCTGCTGCAAGACGCGATTTGAAGGCATTGCCGAGCCAGCCGTAACCTCAACGTCGTATTCACCGACGCGCACATCGTTTACAACGACTGTTGCGCCAGTCGGCTGACCGCTTTGATCCACAACCGGAACGGAAGCATTGATTTTCAGAGTTTCGGCTGTCCGTCCATCATCACCCGTGATATGCAGAACGCGCTCATCAGTGTAATGCACCTGGATCATTGTAACCAGGAGGCGACCAAGCAGGCTCAGGGAAAGCTCAATGGACTGGATCAGATCGTTTGCGTTGCTGCGCCCCTGCTCTTGCAAGAGGGCAATCTTGCGTCCCGACGCACGCTTGTCATCCGACTCACCGCGCTGTGCGTCGTAAATGTTGAAAACAACGTCCAGGTCACGATCTGCGAAGCGCTCGTATTCAGCCAGCGCCATCGGAAACTGCGGAGGATCAAGAATTTGGACGCGCTTATCCTTTAGGACGCCCGCCTTGACGCCAATCATCGCAACGGGCTTGGAAAGCTCTTCCCGGAGCTTGGCGGGGTCGATCGCGCCTTCTTCGTATAGAACAGCGGCCTTTGCCTGGCGATTCAGGATGGAAAGCAACTGCATCCTGATCTTGTCCTTTTCGCGCTGGATCGGGACACCAAAGCGGGTAACACCCATCGGGTAAGCGTGATCATCGCGCGGGGAGATCATCGCAGGCACCAGCGGGAACATCTGAAAGCGGGGGTGCATTAATTCATTCTCAAGGACCGTGAAGCCAGCCAGGACGATCTTGCGAATACGCAGTTTCGGCGTCTTTGAGACGGTTGTGGTGCCCTGGCTGTCAGTGCTGGGCGTTGCCTCGCGCAGATATTCTTTCTCGTAAATCGTAATGAGACGGGCTTTGCCGTCTTCCTTGTATTCCTCTTCCTTGTACTCCTGCTCGCTGGCGTGGCGATCGCGTAGGCCATAGTCGTCTGAATAATTCTCGCTATCGCGGGCGATCAAATCCTCAAGCTCTTCATCCGTCTGTGAGGTGACGTTTTTGGCGCGTTCGCCGTAAGTCTGCTTGATAATGGACAGGGGCACGCGCTTTGAGCGGTAAATGCGCTGGTGGTCTTCCAGGTCGGCTTCACGCCCGCCGGGTTCAAGCCACACTTCGCGCACTGGAACGCGGGCGACGCGAATATCGCCAATGCCGCCAGCGGCGTACTCGTCCCACCAGCCTTCAAACCAGAAAAGGCCGGTATTGATGGCGGTGGTCGTGTTACGAGAGAGGCTTGCTGAAAAATTGGAGTGGTAGAGGATGTGCTTGATTACGTCGTTAACAATCGCGGAATTGTCAACCATTTCGTCATCATTCCCGGCGGGCCGGGTAACGATCGTTGGCTTGTTGGCCAGGAGAACACTGCGCAGGGTGTCGGCGTTTGCCTTGAGCTTGTTTACCTGGAGAAGCTGGCGGTCGCCCTTTTTGAGTAAGTCGCGCTCTTCACCCCGAAAAGCATTGCCCTCGTAAGCGTCTTCGCATTCATCCCATATATCCTGTTCGGGAGCGCGACAGTGATGGGCCTTGAGAAAAAGCTCGTAATAATGCCGCCCGGTATCGTCGGAATATGCTTGATTTGTGCGTTGGTTAGCCGACTCACTCATAGCCCTAACATAATCAGGGCGTTAGCTGGTGTAACCGCACTTATGCGTCGAAAATGCTGGCAGGGGTAGGCCGTTTTCCCTTATAGGAGTGAGAGAGCTTACTGTACCCTACGGGTACTGTAAGCGAACGAACGAGTATAAGGGGAAACAGCCTCTTTCGACGCAACGACGCAGCTATGCGGTCCAAAACTCAGTGAATTCGTCAGGGTCGGCCAGCGGTGTGCGCCAGCCGTAATCACGCTTTTTGGGTAGCGGGGGAGGTGGTGAGGCGATATAAAGCATATCGGCTTCGCAGTCTAAAATATCATCGTGAGCACCCTTCGGAAAGCGCAGTAGCTCTTCCTCGAAATCATAGTGCTCTTTCAGGTGAAAATTCTTGTGCATCCGGTAGCGCGGCCCCAGGGCAGAAATGCGTCGCGGTTTGTCCAGGTCGCGCGGGACTTCAACCAGGGGTAGGTAGATTTTTCGCTGGTCCATCGCAGCTCGGAGCATATAAACCATCGCCTTCTGGTAAGCTACTGTTTCTATTCCAATTGCGTTGGGCTTCCATTTCTGGTATGCGTCAAAAAGCTGCTCGATAAATTCAAAGGGATTCCAGCGCCCGCGTCGAATCTCCAGGGTGTACCAATTATCGCCTTCATCGACGCCGTTGATCTTGATGACGCTGTAATCGGCGCGCTCACGTTTTGAGATGGCCAGATCGGTCGTGATGAAGGTGTAAACTCGGCCATCTTCGATCTGGTCCAGCACATCATCGTGAATAGCGTCATAATGTCGCATATCCTCGCGCTTGAAGCTGGCGTTCGACTCACTGACCGGGTCATTCATATACTCCGACGCCCAGGCGTCAGCCTTGCCGCGCTGGATGAAATTGCGCTTGATTTGCAGCAGCCGCTCCATTGAAAAGCGGGATGGGAAGAGCGGTGTCCCGTCCTCTTCGCGCTCACCCTTGCGCGGATCAAAACCCTGGATGGCGGCGTATTTTTGCACAAACCATTCAGAATAGGCCGCATTTTCGTCGCCGTGTATCGCCTTCGCCTCATAGCCCTTCACGATCTTGTTGAGCAGGCTGTCGTCGTGCAAAATCGTTCCGACGTAAACGATACGGCCATCGTCAGACAGGGCGGGGATCAGGGCTTTGTTGAACCAGGATTCGAGCTTAAAGCGCTGCTCTTTCGTTTCAACCGCTTCGTCGTTCTCCAGATCGTCAATAACGAACAGATCGGGACGCATATTGCGGTATTTCAGGCCACGCACCTTCTGTTGCGCACCACGCACTAGAATCCTGATTCCGGTTGAGGTGATAATGTCCTCTTCACCCCATTTCCGGCCTTTCAGGTCGCCAAAGACTTCCTTGATGTAATCATTGTCCTCAAGCTCCATCTTGATTGCTTCCAGGAAGAGCTTGGACTGTGCCAGGGTGTCAGATACGATGACAATGAAGTGGGCCTGGCGGAACAGAATGCGGTGCATTACATAGCCCAGCGTGATCAGGGTCGATTTCGAGTGACCACGCGGGGCTACGATACCGTGAAACTTATGCCGGGCCTTTAGCTCCCGGATAATGTCAAGGTGAAAATCCGGTGTATCTTTGTTGAAGTGGCTAGGGAGAAAGGCGTGATTGGCGAAATTGAGGTCTGTGTAGCAGGTCGATAGAAACTGCTGATTCGCCAGGAGCTTGCTAATGGGCGTCGCCCCTTCGCTCTGGCCTATGTCACCCTGGACAGTCATAGGGGGTTACTGGCTGTGCGTGCCCTCAACGCCGCGTCGCTCCCGCTCCTGCGTGCGGTGATTCAGCCAGTGTAGTGCTTCCTGTAGCTTGGTGATAGCCAGGGCGTTTTCACGACAGGCAAACTTGCTTTGCTGGTAATACTCAATGCGTTGTACGACGGCGGCGATTACGGTTTCAACGAACGCGCCATTGGGGGGCTGGCGATCCTTGCCGCGTCCCAGCGGCCCATCTTGCCAGTCGATCTCCAGGCCGACACCCCGGACATACCCGCCAGCGGGATTGCCATCGTCAGGGTCATTAAAATTCTTTGCAGTGAAAGTGTCGCGCATCGCTCCGCTCCTTAGTTGTTGTTAATACTATACTTTGCCGTGCTTCTGTTCGAGCATCTTGAGTAGGGTTTCGGCAACCTTATTGGCGTTCTTCATTCCATCATCGTCATCGCCCGGCCTCTTCCCGCGTCGCTCGCCAAAAGTGTTCGGCATCAGCGACTTGAGCAGGAAGATGGCTGGGGTGAAATTAACGCCGCGATACTTTTCTGGATTCAAGGCCGCGTCGTTCATCTTGTTCACGATCTCCCAGGCGATTTCGTCCCGCGCCGTCAGCCAGCGCGTCTTGAAGTCTTCGTGATTGTGAAAATGCCAGGAGAACCAGTTGTAGGGTGACTTGATGCCTATCTCTCTTGCGGCCTTGACATAATTGAGATTGTACTCATAGAGCAGGTTAAAAAATCGATCATACGTCTCAGGAGTGGTCAGGAACGTCTCGCCGTCTTTGAGGCTAGGCGGATCAGTGGTTTCGGGAGTCGGGATTAACTGATCCTTGAGAACGTCTTTGCCTGTAGGTTTCTTTTTTCGGCGGGTCTTTCTGGTCGTGGCCATTACAGAGGTAGGAGGGGGTTAGTGTGATAGAGATAGAATTCCACGCCGTAACGTAAAAAAAAATTTTACAGACGTAACCGCACTAACACGCCTTTTAGGAAAACTACAAACTGCTGGCTGCGGTGGGATGAGATATTGGCGCGCGGGATTGGGGCACAGGCCGGGGGGTGGGTCGGCCTTGACGACGCGCGAGTTGGCAACAAAAGTCAACAAATGCGTCGCCCTGCCCCTGCTAAGTCATTGTTTTCATTGAACCGACGCACGGAACAACGGAGAGTATGTAACTCCCTGCAATGCTTGGCTCGCTTTTCTTTGTGGGGCAATGCCTGCTTTCCTTCCTG